ACTACTTGGGGAACAGTGGGGATCGCATCAATTATCTGTTGTTGAACATTTAATTTTTTATATCTAGTTACACAACGGTTCCCAACCAATTCATACCTAATAATTTGTTTAGTACCCTCTTCTACTTTTGTCCCAACTTCAGGCGCACCATCGGGAGGACAAGCTTCTGCTGTTTGCTTTGGCACTTCTGGGGCTGGAGGTATTTCTGGCTCTTGGTGTCTTTGCTGCTCTTCCTCGTTAATAGGAACAATCCTTAAAGGTTCATAATTCATTGGTTCGTATGCTGGCGCACCCGATCCACTGCATAGAACTAAATTGTGTTGAGGATCATTATTGATTAACGCATCATTCTCACCACTACGCCTTGCTTTAACACAAGGCATTTCAATCACTGGAAATCCTACAGGAACACTTACTGGTACGTTCGGAGGGTTAACGATAGGTACATTAATCACATAAGTATTAACAGGTGTAACCCCAACTGGGTTTACTTCAATCTTTGGGATCAAAAGTTAGGCAAGCCAAATGCTTTCTTTTCTTCGTTCTTTTGCTGTGCAGGACTTAACGCTCCAGTGGGCAAGGCAGGGCCAGATAATCCAGGTAACTTGATTGCACCCATTACCTTTTCCATTGCCCTGTCTTGAAGCATCTTCTGGTTATCTTCATTTGTTATCCATAAGTAACCAAAAATTCCACCACCAGTCATACCTGCCACAAGAAGAAAGGCTAGTACACTGATAATGTTAAAAATACGTTGCATGGTAAAAGAAGCTATTTTAAAAGCTGTTACTCATACTACCCTAATCGTTTTTATGGGTTTGGTTGCGCTACTTCCTCTTCAACCTGTGTTGCAACTTCAGCTTCAGGCTCAACAGGAGCTAAAGAATTAGCAAACTGTAAACCACCTTCAATCATTGCAATTTTCTGACTAGCATCAGCAGCTACCGCTTGAGCTTGATTTAAGCGATCTCTTTGAACTTTTAGTTCTTCCTGCCATTGAAGAGATTGTTTCTGCACTGATTCAGGAGTTAGTGTCATAATTTAATA